CACATTCGGTGTAAAAGGTGTCACAATACACGATGTCACCGTCAGTGTGCCTCCAGCAATCGCCAACGCAAAGTACTCATGCTTATTCACAGTACATTCAGAAACTGACACTGTTGCGTCTGCCGTTGTTGTATTTCCCCCTGAGAAGAAATAGAAAGCGACAAGCGAATAGGCAATTCCTGCCGGGGCACCCGTCAACAGGGGAGTCGTCCACTCCCCCAGCGCCCCCACACCCAACGGGATCGTCAAACCCGTCGTATCTCCTGTGTTCAGAGCAACAGTCCACCCAGGGTCCGAAGACGCCAATGGGTAGTTTGAAACCCCAACAATCACCACGGGAGAGAACGAATCACCCACCGAGGAAAGATACGGCACAAACACAGTAGGGGGAGGCGGAGCAAAGGCTCCCACATTCCCCATCTCTGTCGGCTTCTCAAACCAAAGATGGTAAGTGACCCACAACTCACCCAAATTCTGCGTCGCAGCCAAGTTGATGCCACTAGTAGCAACATACACCCTAGCCGGTAAACAGAATCTTACATCCGAGCCCTCCGGCACGGCTGGCCCACACACATACAAGGTTTCCAACGGGTCATTGCCTCGCTTGCACTCTAGACCCATCATCAATGATTCTGACGGCTTACACGACACAGACCCATCTTCATTCAGCAACTCCTGCAGAGTCGTGAAATCAGGTGAGCCCACGTTGTAATTCGCTGCCATACAAACCTTGCCTAACGCGTAGCCATTCACTCCACCAATGTCCGACGAGGTCGTTTGAAATTCGACCACCATGCCATACATCCTCCAGACTCGATAATTTCGAGCCAACGGGCAAACCCACGAAAACAACCCCCCCTGACTCCCAGGGGCGTTCGTAATCGGAGAGTTTGCCTGAAGACCCGGATTCACATCGAACCACTGAATATTGGTGCCCAGCCCATTTGATAGGACATCACCCAAATACTCACGATGCACAACTAAGGTGCCCATCTTTCCACCGACCATCATCGGAATCTGCTGCGCGGTATCTCCCAACCCCGCACCCATCGTCCGTGAACGGAAAAGGGTATTGTTCATGACCGGGGGGCCTTGAACATAATCCCCATTTCCAAAGAGCTTTGCGAGCAGTTTCCCGCCCGCTCGGCCCAAAAAGCCTCCAACAGGCCCAAACATCCCTCCGATCTTCTCCCCCACTCCTGGGGCATAATCAGAGATCACCTGTTTGTAATCACCACGACCTTTCAGCCGCGGTACTCCTTTCGCACGCACCATCAACGCTCCACCCTTGCGGGCTCGCGCCAACTTCTTCTTCAACCGACGCTTCTCTCGCTGCGCCGGTGTCCGAACCTTCTTCTTCCCATTTTTCTTCACCATCACGCTCTTTTCCTGGGGCACCCTCTGCCCAAGGAACAGGCTGGTACTGGCACCTATTGGCGGGCAACGTACGCCCGCAAGAACGTAGACTTTTCTCGGGGAGCCCAACCCCGCTCGCGAAAAACCAGCTGATAGAGTTCCCATCCAAACTCACCAGAACAAAGATACACTTGCAAGCACAAAGCTTCAACCATACTCTGATACTCACCAAGAGTGAGATCGAGCCGGCTATACGTCAGCTTGCACAAGTACTTTCGGACGTCTCTTTTTAGTAGAAACATCTTCAATTCATTGTCCCAGCGAGGAGTTGCAGACATAAACTCCAACTGGCTTGCGGGACATGGGGCGGTTAGCTCATGGTAAGCAAACCCCACATCCCGACTTATCACATCACGCACACCCACAGCCACGTACAACGGCTCGGCAGACGCCCACATATGATCATCCCCCATCACCATGAGGATCACAAAATCATAAAAGTCATCACGCCCCACAAGAACTAAATATGCATAGACATGCACAATATGCAAGATAATCCCGTTATCATGCAT